GACATTGAGCGTCGCCGCAGAGCCGAGCGTGGGCTTGCCAGTCAAGTCGCCATAGGCGCCACTGGTCGCGACAGTTGCCAAGCTGGACGCATCTGCCTTGTCGTCTAGCGCCGTCTGTGTCGCCGTGGAAATCGGCTTATCCAAATCAGCTGTGTTATCGACATTGTCGATGCTCAGACTCGCGCGCGTGACAGTGTTGGCCGGCTTGATTTTCTTGACGCCATCCGTCGCGCTGTCTGTCAGCAGGAAATAATCAACGCCCGGCGTGGCGGCCTCGTCGAGATCTTTGACGCGAATATCAGCCATAGATTAAGCCCCCACGTAGAGCAGGAAGTTGCAGACCATCGTCGGCTGCACGTTGTTGTGTGATTGCCCGCTGCCATTGAGCGTTGCCGTGCCGCTCATCGCGGGGAGCGTGGCGGCGTTGATGATGATCGGCTGTGCGCCAGCCATGGCGGACGTATCGTGAAGCGAGTAAAGGCCGCTAAATGTGCTGCCGAACGTCCCGCCAGAAACGCCGTGCGCGTGAGAGCCTTGGCCAGCCGGGATATTCACGCTCAGCGATGCAGCGGGGAGATCAGCAAGCGCCAATGCTTGGGTTTGCACGCCGCCGACTGCACCAAGGACCGCACCATTGACACCCGGCGCGCCGCCAGTCAGGCGGCTTGCAGCCGTGCCGCCCATGTTGTCCTTGCCGGCAGGGACACGGCCCCGCATGTCACCAATGCCGAACGTCGTCGAACCGTCGCCGTTGTTGTAGAAGGTGTTGCCAGCCGCGATATCGGTCTGCGCTTTCGCCCAAAGGTCAGGGTACGAAGCGCGGAGCAGCGTCTGCCCGTATGGCAAGACGGTGAGCGGCTCAGGCGTCAGGAACGTGTAGGGGATCAATTCCCCGATGTAACGAGCGCCTTTGATGGTGCCAGCAAAAGCAACACCGGTTGCCGTAAAATAGATACCAACGGACGGATTGGCATTTGGGTAGATCGCTGGCGCGGAAGCTGAACCGGTGATCGTTCGGAGAGCACCGCCCATTGGGGCCGCGCCCGATCGCGGCAGGCTATCCGTCATAGCCTGTGCCAAATCCTCCAACGGCGGATTGTGCTGGCTGGCCTGAATAGTTTCACCGGGTACAGCTAGGTACCCGGCAGGCAGGCTGTAAACGCCACTTGCGTCTCGCGACATTGGCAATCCTCAATAGAAAAAGCCGCCCGGAGGCGGCTTGGAAAGGCGTGGTGGGTGGTGGTGTTACTGCTGCGGTTGCGCGGTTAGGAGCGCGCGGAGAACGGCAATCTTGGCCGGACTCAGTTCGGATGCAGATTGGCTTTGCGGCCCGGCGAGTGGGGATCGCGAGCGCACCAGATCATCAAGTTTGCGCGTCTGACGACTAATCAGCGCATCGCTTACTTTCTTGAGCGCAACACCAAGCGCAGGGGTCGCGATGCCTATAGGGCCAAGCGCCGTCGCGCCGCCGGCCGCTGAAATGAACGACCCAAGGCCGCCGCCACCGCCGAGCAAATTGCCGATGACGCGCGTTGAGTTGCTTAGCTTCGATCCACGGACGATGCCTTCCATGGCAGCGAGTTCGTCGGCAGAATAGCCGGCGCTTTTCTTGTCGCTGAGAAGGATGGATTTAAGTCTTTGACGGGCGGCATTGCCGACGTTCTGTCCAGAATTTGCGGCGGCGGCGCTGATGTCTGCGGCGTCAACCGCGTCTGTGATTTGCTCTGATCGTTTGGCTGCTGCATAGTTGCCGCGCGCTTCACCGATGATTTTTGAGGCTTCGGCGGCAGGTCCGCGAATAACGTCCTCAGCAGGTATGGCGGCCAGATAATCATCCAGATGAGACTGAGCAGTTCGAGCAGCAAGTTGCTCGGTTGGGTTACTAAAATCCTTTGCGGCGTGTCCAAGTGCGCGGCGGATTGTTTCGAGGTTGGAGATTGTGACGACGGAATCTGCGGGCGGGTTGGCAATTTTGCCAAGGATTGAGAACGTCTTTGGGGCAAGTTCACCATTGATGCCTTTTTCCTCAAGCGTGGCCCCGATACGACCGCCCATCTGCGAAACAGATTGCGGCGCGATGTCTACACCAAGCCCCCTAGCCGTCGTATACCCCGCATCCGCTGCGGATTCCAGCGCTTCCCGCGTGGGCGCAACAGCTTTCGTCACAGCCGCAGTCATCGCGGTTCGCGGCGCAAGCGGCGACGCCAGCCCCGCCAATTCTGCCGATCGGTTGATTACTTCCGGGTTGGTGCGTCCATCCGCTCCGGTCATTGACACGTTGCCCTGCGCCACATCGCCCGGCAGCGTCACCGCGCTATAGATCGATTTGGCAAGCCTGGCCGGCCACGTATCCGCCAGCCCAAACTTGTGTTGCGCCGGGGGCTGGCCATCGACGACGAATCCCGCCGGCAACCCGGATGCGACCGGAGAAGCCGCCGCGCCGTCAACAACAAAACCCGGAGGGAGATCGCTCATGTGAATGGCACCCACTTGCCGCCCTTGCGGATCAGGCGTTCGCCGGTTTGAGGATTCGTTGCCGTTGCGCCTTCAGGCGTGGATAGCGTGGTCGCAACTTCCGGCTTCGTGGCGGTCGGTGCCTTGTAGCCCGGCCCCGCGCCCTTCTTCATCGCATCAATCGCAACCTGCCGCGCCTGCGATTTTTGCGCGACGACTTCGGGGCCATCGCCCGGCTGCGGGAAGAACTCACGGTCATACCGGCTGAATTCCTCCCTGCTGATGGCCGCCCCGGATTCCTTGCGGAGCAATGCGGTAATGAACTGGCTTTTTGCTTGGGCAAACTTCTGATAGTTCTGGCTCTGGAATGCCGAACCAATGACTGGCGTTTGCCCAAAAATCTGCTGCGCCGCACCAGCAACGCCAGACGCCTCGCCTTGCAGGCCAGACAAGTTGTGCTCGGCCGTTTCCATGCGGTTAGCGAACTGTTCGGAATTTGCCTGCACTTCGGTTTTCTTACCCGCCACAGCGTCAGCCGCCGACTTCGTAATTTCATCGCGGAAGATCTTCGGATTCTGTCCGGCGGGGACCGCAACCGGCTTGCCATCAACGCCAGTAACAGTGACGGGAGATGGTGAAGCGCCGGAAGCCGCCCCGCCGCCATTCATCGGTTCTGCGGTGCGCTTATAGGCATCGATCCAGCCATATTGCTTATTGCCGAACTGATCCTCCCCAACAACGCCGAACGTCGGCTTGCTCGGTGCCTGATAGATCGGCTCCACCGTCCCCTTGCGCGGGTCTTGCCGCAAGATCGTGCCGTCCGGCAGCGTGGCAAAACTGTAGTCGTTCGGCTTCATCTGTTGCGTCAACAACAGACCCAAAATCTTCTTCGTCCCGTCGCTCACATACGGGCTCGACATCGCGCGCACGAGCGCCGGATTGACGCCGGGGGCGGCTTGCGGTGTTGCACCCTGACCCGGAATAGCGAAGCCCTGCGCCGCCTGAGCGTTGACAGGAAGGGCCGCAGGGTCGGCTTGGGCAACGGCTGTCGCAGGCTGATCGGCGGCGGCGTCCAAAATGTTCTTCTGCGCCGGATCGACGGTCTGGACGATATCGCCAAACTTGCCGGTCCACTTGCTGGCGAACTGCCCTGCCGTCATGCCGGGTGTTGCGCCATTGTTGCGCGCCGCTGCCGGGCCGATGATGCTCTCAACCGGCGCATCGGGATTGGCGAGCAGATTGGCGGCCGCGCCCGCGCCTTGCTGATGCGCCAGATACAATTCGCCCGGCGTCGGTTCGCGGCCGAGGCGATTAGCCAGCGCGGCCTTGTTGTCGAGCGTGAACCGCGCCGCCGCGTCTGCGCTCGCAGCTGGGTCCATCGGATTGTTCAGGCCATATTGCCGGGCCGTCGAATTGAGAAACTGGAACGGGCCGGATGCACTCGACAATGGGCTACGGGCATCGAGTTTGCCGCCGCTCTCCACCATTGCCAGCCGGGTCATGTAGGCAGGATCAACACCACGCGCCGCCGCGACCTTGCTGATTGCGTCAGACAGCGAAGCGTCAGGCTGACCGGCCGGGATGGCGTTGGCACCCATGGGAGCCGCCGAGGCCGCTGGTGTGGCTGGCGCGGCGGTCGGGGCCGCAGTAGCGCCACCCGATAACAGATCGCTGAGCAGCTTCGCCTCGGCCTCCTGATTGGCCTTCGCCGCCGCGTCCGCCTGTCCGCTTTCCAGCCCGCCAAGCATCGCCTGCGCCACGCGCGCCGCTCCCTGCCATGGCGACTGGATCGGGGAGTAGTCCATCCCCTGTTGCATCATCGCCTGCGCCACCTTGCGCTGTGATGCGATGGCTTCCGGCGTCATGCGAGCGCCACCCGCGCCCCAAGTGAACGGAGCCGGGCTCAGGTCAATTGCCATTCGTCAGGCCCTCACCGCTTGATCGTATCGAACCATCTTGAAACCGCGCGCATTCTCAATGACGGCTTCGGGATGAATGCGCTCAACCTCATCGGCCATGAGCCCGATCATCGGCGTGTCGTCGCCCTTGTAAGTGAACAGGTAGACCGGGAGGCCGTTGTCCAGCTTGCCGACGCGATGAATGTCTTTCTTCAAACGGCGGTCGGAGAACAACAGCGCGCCGCCACCATATTTGAGCGCGGCAGACCCCAACGTGCCACCTAAACCAAACATTCCGCCCATGGCAGCGTTGTTACTGCTCACGTCAGCCTGATACTGCTTCATCTGGTTGTTGTAGTTGTTCTGCACCATGCCGGCGTAATCGGTGCCCGCAACCTGCGTATTCGGCGTGTTGGTGTAGCCGGGCTGGCTCACCTGCGAACCGCTCATCAGCGCTGAAATCTCGTTGAGCGGCTGATTGCGCTCCGTCAGGATATCGTTGACCGCCGTTTGATGGCCTGACAGCAACAGCGAGTTCAGCGCGTCGTTCTTGTTCTGTGACAGCCGACCCATCTCGGTGCCCCAAGCTGCCGAACCCGGCCGAATGCCCGAGTTGATCAACTGCGTCCGCATCGCCTGATCGTCGCGCTCGAACTGCGGCGTCAATCGCGCCGTGCCGAGTTGGAACAGCCGATCCTCGACAGCGTCATTGTTCAGATTGACGTTTGTTCCGAGAATATCGTTGATCTTGCCTGATGCCGTGACTCCGGCCTGCCCAAGGTTCAGCTTTGACGTGTTGTTCAGGTCTTGGAGTTGCTGCCCTGTCGGAGATAGCGTCTGCGCCGCCGTGAACTGCGGCACAGAGTAAGTCTTGCCATCGGCGCCGACAAAGCTGTTCGTCCCCGTCTGGTTGTACGTCAGGGAGCCGTCCGGCGTCACCTGATTGGTCATGTTCAAAAGCTGCTGCGTCGTCGCAGTGTTTTGATTCATGGTCTGCTGCGCGGCAGCAGTCGCTACCGGATCGGGGGCTTGCGGCGGCGTCGGTGAACTTTTGCCCATCAGGCGGATTCCTTGTTAAACCGATTGGCGCGCCAATCGTCGTCCGTGAGCGTCAAAATGAACTCAGCCTCATCCCGGCCTCGCAGACGCGGGATCAAGTACGCTTTGAACCCATATGCTTTGGCAATCCGAACCATCGGTTTGTTGCGTTCCGACACCCGCAACGCGCAAAGCTGGCACTTCATCTGATCGAACGGATAGGAAAACATCGCCTTCAACACCGGCCGCGTCAGCCAGCGCTTGTCCATCGATGCCGCGTGCATTTCGATCACGCCATTTTCAGGATGCCAGTTGTTGTAGAGCACCCCGGCAATCACCCGCCCGCTATCAACCACGGCCATTGCGACATATCGATCGATCAAGCCGGGCTTCCCAAAGATGCTCAGGGATACAAAATCGCCTATCGCTCGGCTTAGAGCGGGCTCCCGGTTCGGATCGATAAACCGGGCCTCGATCACGACGCAATGTCGCCCATGTCGTAGGTCAGTTCCGTCTCGATATACTCAACATCGGGCGGCACCGATGACCCGCTTGTGATTTGCGCCGCAACGGTCAGTGCATAGCCGCTGCCGGCAACCGACTGCCATTCACGGAATGTCTGCTTGGTGCGCGCGCTGTTCCAGGTTGACTGATCCCAAACCGCGTCCCCCCATACACTGCCGGTCACAACCGAAATGTCATCTGGCGGAGACGGGAGGTCTATATCGAAATCGGATTGCAGCGAAAGCTTTACCTGAACCTCGCTAGGTGATCTCACAGATGACCGCGCCAGCAAGCCAGTCTTGAGCGATGATGGGGCTTTGAATGGGTCGAACAGGGCCGCAACCGTCGCCGTATATGGCGATGATCGGTCGGCTCCCGTCACTTCCATTTCGACAATCGCCCCGCCGGCTGTCCCGAAAAACATGCGATCGTCGAACAGCGCAAGGCAAGACACATCAAGCCCGCTGAACATGCACCACGCACCTGTGCGGGCGTTGGCAACAAACATCTCGGGTTTTTCTCCCGATACTGTCGGCAGTGCGACAATCACCATCTGTTTTGTCGGCCAAACCGCGCAATTCCAGTCCGCGCTTGCGCGCGCCGCTACTGCCTCGTTCCAAGCCGTCTCAATCAAATATGAGATTGCAGATGGAGAAAGCGCCGCAATGTCACGTTGCACCGCGACCGACAGCGGGATGAAGCCAATGTCCGTCGCCGTCACCAGATCGCCGCCAGCGCGCATATAGGCTTTTGGCCCCATCGGCTTTCCGATCCGATACACGCCGACCTTACTCCACGTTGACGCCGACGCCGGGTCATTGCCGCTAAATACCGCGACCTCGCCCTCTGTCGTGAAGAACGCGCATTGTTCGGACAGGCCGTCGCCGGACTCGATCGACCACGCGGCGCCGAACAACAGCGACCCTCCCAACGTGAAAATGCCCCCCATCGGGAATTCGGTTGCTGCGCCCGTCACGCTATCGACCGGCAGATACCATGCGCTCAGACTGTTTTTTTGAACGTAGAACAGGCGGTTCTTGTAAACCCAATTGCGGGATAGTTCAGACGTGGCAACACCAGTGAACGCGCCGAATAGCGTAGTTGACGTGCCATCCGCGACCGCCGCGCCTGTTGAACTGTCAGTGATCGCCTCATCATTCTGGAATGGGCCGCCAGCGATTGCGCCGAGCCAAAGCGTCCCTGTCGTTCCGTTGTCGATCACCTTGACGATGGTTGCCGTTGCACCTGACGTGCCGCCCGTCACCACGAGCCCTTCGGTGAAGGCCCCGGTTTCGGTGTCGTAATTTAGCGCGCTCAGATCCTCGTCGTTGATCGGGTAAAAACTCGTCCCGTCATAAATCAGCTTTTCATCACTGCCGTTGACCAGATCGAGAAACACGCCACCCGTAGTGGCAAACTGCACAGATGACCAGTCGCCACCTGTTAAACCGCCGATTGTTTCCGCTTCGATTTTACTGACCTTGGGGATGAACTTGTTTTTGGTTTCAGATATAAAGCGGTTCCCATCCTGATCAACAAAGTACGACTGTGGCACAACGGTAGTCGTATCAAAAATGCCGGATGCAGTTGCCGCGAAGAACTTTTTATTGTTGCCGTTCACGTAAGTGAACAACGATGTGACTGTGTCACCGGATTCGATCTGATTATAGTTTTGTGTTCCACCGCGCATTCGAATGCCGGTCGCGGTCGGGAACCAGTTTTCCAGATGTGCAGCGCCGCTCACCTTCTGCCCGTTCGGCATCCGTGCATCCGGCGTGGCAAGATTGACGTTCTTGATCCAGCCGCCAGTCGGAGCCGGGAAGCGCTGCGTCTTGGCAATCCGGGGCTTGTTCGGAACGGCGGCGCGGCGCATTAGCCGAGCACTCCGGGATAAGGCGTGTGCAGATTGCCGGGGTAGCGCCGCGTCCCGACAGACAGAATGCGCGCGCCCTTGTCGCGACTGATTTCTTCCGACAGTGCGATTTCGTAGTTCTGCAAGTCCTCGCTGTATTCCATGCGCTTCTGAGCGCGCCAGCGCCAGATCAAGCCCAGCGTAACCAGCCGTTCGGGCAGCAGGAATTCGTCAGCGTCCGCCGAAAACGCCTTTTTGCTGCCGCTCACGATCTGGTTCGTGATGTAGTAGAACCGCGCCGTCTCAGTGTTGCCCATCGCCGGCAGAATCTGCATCTGCCCGCCAAGAATGATCCAACTTCCCGGCGATGGCACAGCAAGCTGATCCCCGATCATCACCCATTCGTCGAGACTATCGACACGGCTGAACAATGCCGTCTGATACAGGTGCGAGTGGACATTGCCATCGCGCGTCATGCGGTCGTAATCGGACGGCAGATCAAACGCGACCGTCGATCCATCGCCCGTCAATGTCGCGAGCTTTTTCAGCTTCTGCCACTCATGCGCCTTGGCGATGGCAATAGCCGTCTCTGTTGCCAGATCAGCCAATTCCACCTCAAACGTGTCAGACGCTGAGAATATGGTCTGCGGGCGCTGACCTAGCAGGCGCGGCGCCGCAGACTTGCAGGCGGCAAGGACGGTCATGCGGCTTCTTTCTTCGCCTTCAACTCGTCGTTGATCTCGGTCGCCATGCGAACCAGCGTTTCATGGCCGGGATTGCCACGCGGCCGCGATCCGGTCGTATCGCTGATCCAGACTTTCAGCGCCTCGTCGTCCATGTCATTGAACGGCGAATCTTCGATGCTGGCTGGCTGTGCAACCGGTGTTGCCGTGGATTGCAGTCCGGCGATGGTCGCCTTGAGCGCTTCGATTTCGGCGGCCTGCCGCGTTACAAGCGCGCTGTCCGTGGCCTTAGCGAGATAGGCCGCCGCCTGATTCTTCAGTTCACGGCCGCCCATGCCAAGTTGTTTCAGCGGCATCCCGTCGAGCGACGCCAGCGCCTCGGCGGTGTAGATCGAGAGCGCCTTCAGTTCGGAGCGCTTGGCCTGCGTCAGGAACGGCAATTCTTCCAGCGGCGTGCCGGACATGGCCTGCGCCTCGTTGGCCTTGAAGCGCTTGTATTGCTCGGGGAAGCGCATCGCATAGGTGATTTCCTGACGGATGCCATCGACATCGCCCCATTCCCACACTTCATGCGCCGGGAACACCGCCACGGTCTGCTTATTCGCCGCCATGCGGATTTCGACGCACTCGATGTCCTTGAACATCGGCCGGCCGTTTTCCTTGGTCAGCTTGTTGTCGAGCACGGTGTGAACGAAAAAGCGCGGAACGATCAAATCCTGATTAGCCATTTGTTGTTGTCCTGTCTGAGAGGGTGCAAAAGAAAAGGCGGCCCGTAGGCCGCCTCAGTTGGGAGGGTTCGTTACGAAACCTTGTAGACCAGACCGTCACTGACCCACGGGCGGGACAGTTCGACCTCTGCAAGGCCCGTGTCCGGCGTATCGACAGCGGACGCGCCCTTCATGCCGGCGATATAATCGCCCGCCACCAAAGTGTCGTCGATACTGCCGTCCGTACTGGTCAGGTAACAGGCCGCATTGTCGGCAAAGCCCGCCAGAACCTTGGCGACGCCCTTCCCGCTGATCTGATACCAGCCGTAGGTGTCCGCCACTGATGCAGCCATGGCGACGGCAATCGGGCCGATGTCATTGGCAACGGCGAGCTTGGTGCTGTTGTCGTCCTGATTGTAGACGACGACGGAGCCGCGCGCGGTCGAAGCCACACCCTTGAGGTAGATGAATTCACCCACGCCATAGGTCGGATCGACCGCGCGAACGATGTCACCGAGTTTCCATGCGGGAGTGTAGTCGTCCTTATCGACGGAGCCGATCTTCGGCCCGCCAAGTTGGGAGTTCATGAGCGTGTAAGCCATGATGAGAATCCTTGATGTCAGGGAAAACGAAACGGCGGGCACTCAGGCCCGCCGCGATGATCGGTTACGATGCGGTGTCGCTGTCGTAGAACTTCCAGTTGAACAGCGGATTGACCATGGTCAGCTCGCCCATCCAGCCGATATACTGAACGATGGCGTCCTGATTGATCGGCTTCATGCCCTCACCCTCGAACAGCTTCGAGAAGTTGCGGCCGGGGTTGTAGCGAAGCCGCAGCGAATCCGTCTCGATGCCGTAGGTGGTGTTGCTCGGCATGTTGGTGCCGATCCCGCCGTCCTGAACGATCTCGGCAGTCCGCCCCGCGCCGTAGTATTTCAGCGACGTGAAGCCGAGCTTGCCAAGGCTGTTCTCGTCGGTGATACGCTGGATGGTGACGGTTGCCGCGTCGTAGGCCGCGTAGTGCTCGGGCGACATGAGCAGAAGATCGGCGCCGCGCTTGCCGCGCGACCGCTGCGTCATGATCTGGTTGAGCATCGGGCGGACGGTGTCCTTCGACACCTGCGTGCCGATGCCGGTGAAGTCGGTATCCGCGTCGAAGGTCGAAGTCCGCCAGATGGCATTGTCCACGCGGGAAATGCCGCCGTAGCTGCCCGAGTTGGTGACGGTCGGGATAGCCACCTTGAGGCCGCCCAACTGCTTGCCGCCGTCCGCCGTGCCGTCCGAATGGATGGCGGTATCCATCAGATCGTTCAACGAACGCTCGGCGGCGTCCATGTAGGACTCCATCACGTCCTTGATCTGATTGGTGCCGGCGTTGTTGAGGATTTCCTCAAGCGACAGCGTGACCGGAACGGCGACCATCTTCGGGGTAAAGAAGGCGTCGTTGAACAGTTCGACCGGCGCGTTATTGAGGAAGTCGTAGCCGGAATACCACTGACCGTCAGGCTTGGCGATCTGTAGGGTTTCACGGATACGCGGGCCGGAATATTCCTTCCACAGGCCCTTGCGCTTCATGACGGCGAGCAGCGCGTTGGAGTTGGACACAAGGTCCTGATAGCCGGCGGCGCGATCTTCAAGCGCCATCGACAGCACTTGCTGATAGTGAGTGACTGGATTGATCGACATAGCGATCCCCTTTGAATGTCAGGGATTACCCGAGCGCGGCCAAGGCCCGGTCGAGTGCTTCCCGGTTTGATTTGGAAGGCGCGCGCTTCGCTGCCGGGGATGAGCCGGGCGCTGGCGAGCCGGAAATGGACTTCGTGCCTTTGGTATGAGCATCGGCAGCGGGTTGTGCCGGGATGACCGGCGCTGGGGTGGATGCCGTAGCCGGCGCGGGGTTGAGCCGCTGTGCCAGTTCGTAGGCGTCCGAAAGGTCAGTGGCGCGGCCCGACTCCATGAAGAAGGCGATATCGTCCGCCAGTTCTTCAAAGCGCGGATGGTCCGCAGCGAATTTGTTGATCTCGGTCAGCGTCGCGGATTTTCGCTGCTGTTCCATGGTCTGCGTCACACCGCCGAGTTGCTGTTCAAGGCGGCTGATGTGCTGGCGCAGTTCGTTGATCGTGCTGTCCTGCTGGCTCTGCACCTGATCCGGCGTCTGCCCCAGGATATGCGCCGCATAGTCGCGCGGGCTGATGCCAGCATGGCGAAACACTTCCTCGATGCCGGTCAGTTTTGTCGCCACGTCCTGCGATTTCAGCGCCCGCTCTAATCCTATGTATTGATCCAGCGCCTTGTTGATCGTCGTGTTGTTCTGCTTTGCAAGGTCGAGATACGGCTTCAGCGGCTCAACGACTTCGCGATACTGCGACAGCCCGGTTTCAAGCTCCTTTACCGCGCGATGAATTTCGGCGCGCACCGGCTCCGGCGCGGCTTGCCATGCGGCCTTGCCATCATCCGAGAACCGCTTGGGGGCCTCGCTGAATTGCGTCGGCTTAACCGGCTGCTCAGTGACGGCGGGCTGCTTCTGCTCAACAGGCGCGGCCTGCTGCGGCTCTGTCGGTGCTTTAGCTGCGAACTTGCCCGCCTCGTCGCGCGCCTTCGGCTCCGCTTTCACTTCCGGCTTGGCGTCAACCGGCTTGGCTTCCGCTTTCGCCTTCTCCGCGATCTTGGCTTCGGCCCGCTCGATGGCCTCCTTCACCGACGATGACGGCTTGGGCGCCTCAACGACAGGTTCCGGCGCCTTTTCCGGCCCGCTGGAATCGACCGGGTTTGGCGTGTTCGCCGGGGCTTCGTTGATCGGCGCAAGCTGTTGTTCGGCGGCGGCCGGAGCCGCACCGTTGTCTACGGTGTCAGTCATGGAATTGTCCTGTCTGAGAGGATGCTAACGCGAGGCGTGTTGAGCGAACGCCTTGTCGATCGATTGCCGAATGGCCTTACGGTCAGGCTTCGGCTTCGTGAACGGCTTCAATCGGGCCGGATCATTGCCGACCTCGATGCAGCCATTTGCCTTGGTCGTGCGGCGGAACGCCCGCTTACTGGTCAGATATTCGCCAGTGCAGGGATGCTGCACCGGCTCCATGATGTCGCTCACCACGAATGGGATTGGCAGGCCGGACCGCGCGACCTCCAATTTCGGATAGCAGGCGGCCGGCCACGGCCGGTCAAGATCGTGCCAGCCGTTACACGCCTTGCAATATCGTTCAGCCATTACGCCGGCTCCGATTGCTTGGCCTTCACGGCGTCAGCCTTGATTGCAGTGCTATCAGCCGTTGCCTGCACGCTGGCATCCGTGGAGCGGATCGAATTGTCCGTCTGTGTCGTCGTCTGCTCGATCTTCGCAGCCGTCGCCTTGACCTGATTGTCCGTCTGGACTTCGGACTGATGGATCTTGGTGTTGAGCAATACGATCTCCAGCGCGCCCTTCTCCATGTCCTGAGCGTGCTTTTCTGCCTGCTGCTGACCCTGCGACGACATCAACGCCAGCTTGGCTTGAGCCTCGCTCTGTTTCGCGCCCTGCTCGATCTGGAACAGCGCCGCTTTGTGCTCCGATTCTTGTGCCCGCGCTGCGGTTTCCTGCTGCTTGGCCTGAGCGTCGGCCATCTTGGTTTGCGCGTCGGCTTGCGCCGTCTGCGCGTCCGCCTGTGCCTTCATCTGCGCCGGATCGGGCGGCTTGGGCTGGCTTGCCACCTGCTTCATTGCATCGGCAAATTCGTCAATTGATCCCTCAAGCTCCCGACCCGCGCGGAACTGACCGGCCACGAACTTCAGCGTATCCGACAGCAGCGGCGCGGCCTGTGGCACACTCATCAGCAATGCCGATGCCTGCTGCATGAATCCGCCAACTGCCGTTACAAACTCGGTTGCGCGCTGCTTCTGTGCATCCTCGTCCGGCTGAATGGTCGAATCCGTCTCGATATCCAGCACGAACGGGCGCAACCGCTGCTCCCGCAACAGCTTCATGACCTTTTCAATGGTCGGCTGTTCTTCCAATTTGGCGATCTGCTGTTCGGTCTGCGCCTTCACCTGCGCCAGCATCTCTTGTGCCTGCTGCGGGTTCTGCTGCGCCTGCTGCATCAACTCCGGGTTGGCCTTGGCCTGCGCGACCTGCTGCTGCGCCTGCTCTATGACCTGCTGGATTTCCTGCTTAACGTTCGCGTCCGTCTTGATCTCAAGCTGGCTCATGTCGAGCAAGGTCTGCTGGTCGAAGTTCTCGGCCATCATCTCGGCCACGATCCGCGTGATGTCCCGCGCGACCCTGACCAATTCGCCCTGACGGTCACGAATACGAACCGACCCGTAATTCGCCTTGAGTTGTTGCGCCCCGAGCGTCTCGCTGGCCTCCGTCGAGCCGCGCATGATGTCCGACAGGCCGGTGATCTGATAAACGTCGTCGATCAGTTCTTTCCGCAGCGCAACCAGCCCGGTGATCGTCGTCACAATCACATCGATCGGCAACCAGACGATCATGTCCTTGGCGCCAGAATTGCCAAACGCCGCCCAATTCGAAATGGGCACCATGATCTGATTGTTCGTGTTCGTCTTGATCGCGGATTCGATGGCGTCGCCAATCTCGCCAGCGCCGGCCGGATAGAACCCCCTCACCTTCACAGCCTCGCTCAACGAGGCAATACGGGCCGTCAGTTCGTTGATTTCTTCCAGTTGGTCCTTGTAGAACAGCATATCCGGCACAGGGATCAGCGAGCGCCGCTGCGTCGTGCCATAGGCCGGCTTCGGACAGGGGAAGAAGCCCTCCAATTCCGTCTCGGGGTCGATCCGATCAAGCACCACGTCCACGCCCGGCGTGACCCAGATCACCTTTTCTTCGCGCTTGTGCCAGATTTCCCAAACGCCGGCCTTGGAATGGCTGTCAGCCGCGCCGTTCTGCTTGTCGTCCTTGCGGACCTCGTATTCGGCCTCAAGGTATTTGTCACCGCTCGAATCCTCAAAGCGGGCCTTCATCTCATCCTTGGTCAGCCATGAGCGCTTTGAGACCCAGCCAACGTCTTTCCAGTTGCGCTGCAATTCATGCAGGAAGTCGCGGCGATCAGCATGCTCGATGCAAACCCGCTCAGTCTTGCCCGGCTTCTTCTCGTATCGGCACCACGCTACGCCGCGCGCCTGCACCGCCAGATCATCGCGGATCGGCCGCATGACCTGATCAATGTCCTCAAGCTCGAAGCCGACGACGCAGGAACGCTCCAATAATTCCGACGCCTGACGCGGAACCGGCCGACGGTCACGAAAGCGCGGCACGACAACCGGGACCGGAGGCCGCGAATAGATCGACGGCTTGAGCACTTCGATATTGGCCCATAGCATTTGCATTTCGCGATCACGCGAAATGTTGGAAAGGCGCTTCAAGTCCGCGTACAGTTTATCGATGCTGTCGGCTTTGGTGTTGTATTCATCGAAAGCCTTCTCGGATTCCGCAATGGCGTCAAGATAGGGCTTGCTGCTCCGGTCAGGCTCGGACGAATAGTCGTCCTGCACTTGCCCGGTTGCGGTGTCATCAGCCATCAGATGCGAATCCTTCGTCCGTCCGGCTCAACCGGGATAGGCGCAAATATCTTGCCTTGCGGGGCAACAGGCGGTTTGGGCGGCTCGATCTTCGGCGGTGATAGACCGCAGTTCACCGCGAACTCGCCAAACGCATCCGCGCCATGGCTGTTCTCATCGTGCAGAGGCCCGAGATATGTCCCAAGGTTTTCGTTGAACTTGCGCGAGAACCGCCGCAGCCGCGACATGCCTAGCATCACACGCTTGGACTGGTGAAACTCGCAGACCGGCAACAGCCGGCGCGTTGCGTTAATTCGTTCTTCCGGGTTCTGAGCAACGCCGCGATGAATGCTGTCGAGCTTGAGCCCCAAGCCAACCAGCGTTTCAATGCGCGTCTTTGCGCCAGCGCCCCATTCCCGATTGCCCACGTCATGCGGTAGAAAGTGCCGCTGGTAGGTGAAAGGTTTGTCCCGGCCTATCTCAACCAGCCGCGCCACGCGATCCTGCAAATCCTTCGTGTATTCCGGCAGTCCTTCCGCCAGGATATCGTCAGCGCCTAACCCGCTGGCCTCGTAGTAATCAATGATCCTGATTTTGACGCCATCGATGATCTGAAAGAACCAGATCGCCGTGTAGTCATCAACGCCGATATCCCAACTCGTATAGACCGGCAGCGCCGGGTCATATGGGAAGAAGCCAACACGCCCCTCACGCTCCGCTGCCGCGATATGCTTGGCGTAGTAGGCCGCCTCGGTGATGATCTCGTAGCCGCCGCCCCAAACGTGTTCGGCCATCTCGGGGTTGTCGGCGTAATCCTGATCCTTTTCATCAACCAGAACGCTTGGGAACCATGGGTTGTCGTACCAGTTGACCGGGCAAACAACCGAGTTGTTTGGAACGCTCCCGCCTCGGAAAAACTTGTCTACCGCGTCGGTGTCGTGCCGTGGGTTCCAGCTAAACCAGATTTCCGATTCATCCTTTCGAATGGTCGGGCGCAACAATCGCAGCGACTTTTCCGAAAAGGTCTGCGCTTCCTCAACCCACGCGATGTCAAAATCCTCAAGGGACTTGATGTTCTCCGCGTTGTAAGTCTGCATTCCCTTGAAAACGATCAGCGAGCCGTTACGGCCCCTGACCTCGCCTTCCTTCGGATCGAAGAATGTCCCGAGCCCGAGCGCCTGAATCTTGTCGATCAACAACTGCCGGACGGATTCGCGAATGGTGTTTTGCACCTCACGGATGCAAACCGCGCGCGTCTTTGCCGCATAGCATCGCAATACCAGTTGCTCTGCGAAGAAATGCGACTTGGCCCCACCGCGACCGCCATAAGCCGCCTTGTATCGCGCCGGACGAAGTAGCGGGGCCAGCGCTTCCGGTACTTCAACCTTTAGGACGGATGACATTGATTTGGATTGCACCCGGCAGACCGTCAGGCCCATCGGCGCCCGTCACTTGCATGGGCAGCACCTTGCCGAGCAAGACCATAAACGGTCCGGGATTGCTATTCGCCTGAGCGTGCAGGTAGGACGCTATATCCCCGTTCCCGGCCCGCTTGGCGGCCTCTAGAATCGCCTCCTTCAACGAAGTGGTGATCTTGTTCGGCGTGTTCTTTTGCCGGCCGCCTGTTTTCTGGCGCTTGGGGCTATCTAATTTAGAAGAAACCATTCTGGATCACGCGGTCTGAGCGCGTGCCCCTGGTTATGCTCCGATGGTTTCCCGGAGCGTGTTGATTGCCTGCTGCTGTTCTTCCGTGCGAGGCGTGTCGTCCACGATCTGATACGGCAGCGCAACAAACCGATCCGGGCCGCGCGTGGCAACAGGCCCATCAGCAGGAATGCGCGCCACCACAGCCTCAACCAATTCTGACGAGCGAGGAGCCGGGATGCCGGGCTTGCCGAGCATCTGAGCCGTGCAAGCTTCGATGTGCTGTTGTACGGCGGCCGCGAACTGATCGGGCGGGCCAGATTGTGAAAGCGGGATTTGGATCACTAGACCACCCCACCCTTACGTCGGATGAAGTCTGCGAAGCGGAGAGCCTGTCGCCAGAATGCGCGGGTCATGGTCAGAATTTCCCAGCGATATCGTCGAGCAAGGAATGGCAGGCGCTCAGGATGGATTCGGCCTCGGTGATATGACCTCGCAGACCGCCGCCAGATACCGGAGTGCAAGGCTTGCCGCTGGCTTGGCTGTTGCCCTCGATCTTGTCGCGGACGGTCCCGAGCTTGTCGTGGAGCGCCTGCAAGCCACGCGCAACGCAGCTTGCACGTTCGGTCATGCCGAGTTCCGGCTTGGGCGGCGCATAAACCGCTCCACCAAGCTGCACACCGGCCTGCTGTGCCTTGACGCTATCCATGATGTTCATGCTGCTACCCTCAAAGCAAAACCCCGCACGAGGCGGGGCTGGAAAAGCGAAACCCGCGACCAGTTCCCCGGCGCGGGCGGATTTTATGCAAATCACTTCGCAGTAGCCGAAGATTGAATCATCAACGGTCCCCTGTCAAGGCCCCGCTTCTGCGTCTCGACGATATCCCCAAAGCGGCCAACTGATAACTCCGTCGCCGGGCCGGTCCATCCATCCGACGATGCGCGGATATCATCTTCGACTGCGATCAATTCGCCATTGCGCCGGTATGTCTTGGGCTGGTTTGGAACGATGGGCGCGCTTTCCAGTTTCCAGAGCCGCACAAGATCATCCAGCGCTTCGACCATGCGGCCCGACACGTACCCTTCCGCCCGCTTGCCGCTCAACCCGCCGCCTGTCTGCGACCAATCGCTTGCAACGTCCTCGACACGCCTACCCTCGCCTACCAGTGAAACCAGCAATCGCGATCCGACCGGCCCAAGCTCTCGCATCACGCGCGATAGTTCCAGCGATGCCCGGATCAGATCATCCGATATCGGATCACCAGTCCCGCCGCCGTCTACCGGCTCCTTTGTCGTATCCATCGCCTGATTGCGGCCGACCGACGCCATTTCCCACAACTTGCGGAAACGGTCGCCAGCCTGTTTCTGCGAGGCGTCTATGCGCCCTCGGCTGTGCATGTGATCGATCGAGGATTCCCGCACGTTGACCTTGGCGACGTAGCGCTGCCCGGCCTCAAGCGGATCGTCAACCATGCGCGCGCCAAGCTCTACACGCCCCTCTGCGCCGTAGGACAGGTACGGAACGCGCTTCTTGGATTTTGCCATATCTCGTCGCCCCTCGTCTCAGTCCAATCAAAATCCAAACCGCCCTACGCCCCACAAAGATCAACTCCCGCGACCAGCGGATGCCGGGTGCGGTCATGCCGTCACGACCCTGCATCGGCATAGCGCCGAACGATTTCAGCGCCGGGGAAGAACTGCTTGACCACAGCAATCCCCTTCATCTTCTCGACCGACGCCACCATGACCGCCACTTCGTCGGGCGTAACCCAAACGACCTCGCTGCCGTGCAATTCGCGCACGCGGTCAACTGCTGCCCGCTGTGAGCCGACCGCGACCCGCAGCCCCGTGGCGGGGTCAAAGCCAAGCATGTAGGAATCATCCTCAGCGCCGGCCTGCTCCAATGCCCGAACCGCCGCAGCGTATCCCCGACACATCGCCGCGCCGTGGGTTTCAACCTCTGCTGCGGTTCCGGTGATGCAAGCCTGATCGAATAGACCGCGCTGCTCGAACAGCCGACGGCCTAAGTCATCATCGACCCGACGAAGCGCCAGCCAGGTCCAACGGGATTCGAACGGCATCGCGGCGGCGCTCACCTCGCCAAGCCAGTGTGTCACGGTGCCGCTCATCGCGCACCTGCCATCGACGGGCGGTAATCGAGCCGGCTGACCGACCCCGATTGCCGGAGGGCGCAGCACTTCAAACGTCGTTCCTTACTTACCCCTATACACATGTGCATATACGTACATGTACACAGATATAAATATTTTAGAGGAAGAAGTGCTGCGGTGCTGCGCCGCCCGCTATGATGTTGCGTCGGTTGAAGAATTTCCGCAGCACTTTGCAAATTGGAAGTGTTGCGCAGCACTTCCAATGTGCTGATAATAAAATTGCGCAGCACGTTGGAGTTATCTCGCAGCACGTTGAAAATGCCTCTGCAGCACATAGAAATCGACCTAAAATCGCGGTGCATTTCCGTCCTCCTGATTGGCGTTTGGCAGCAATTTGTTCACGTCGGATTTGGTCAGCGAAGTGCCCTTTGAACCGCCCTTCAATTGCGGTCCTTGGTTGTGCAGGTCCCAAAGGAGCAGCCCTTCGTCGCTCAACTGGAGGCCGGTGACGTACCGTCGGCCGCTGTGATCGGTCATCTCGCCAGCCCATGGAGCGGCGGCCCGGAGCCGTGGGAAGAACGCGCGGGCGCCGAATGCGCGCGCCTCGTCGCCGTCTTGTTCGCGCTGCCAGCCGTGATAGGCGCACATGATATCGCCTCGGCTGACCCGGCCGTGAGGCGTCCGCACCACTGCCGCCCGAGCCCATTCCCCGACGGGATTATTGTCGTCCTTGAAGCGCTGGATCGTATTGCGGACGCTATCGGGAAGGTCGTAAGAGCCGCGCTCCAGCAGCCTCGCAAGGCCTTCCAGCGCCCAATTGAGAATGCCGGGCCCCTCACTCGCCATGATGTGCTGGCCTAGCGTGACGCCGCGCGGAACGCCCATACGGGTGCGGGCTTGGTGCGCTGCCTGTTCGCTCACCTCGTTGGTCATTTCCAGCACGATTGCCCGGTTGAAGATGGCGTCGGATTTATCGCGCGCCTTGGGCAATGCGTTGGTGGTGAGCAGGACCGGCAGCGCCAGTTCGACGCCGGATATGGCGGGGCGATGCTTGCGCTCGATATCGATCGGCTCGCCGGTCACGATGGTTTTGAACCGTTGTGGGTCGAGGTCGTCGCCCTCGTTGATGGCGTCGTCACGAATCCACGCTGCTGCGTCATAAAGCGAACTGAGCCCGAACCGCTCACTGATCTCGGCAACCGACGGCGTGGCTATCGGATCGCCAATCAGCAGACGAATGATGCGCGACAGTTCCGTCTTGCCGGTGCGCGACGGGCCGACCAGGATCAGCGCCTTGCGCTCTTCCCGGCTCAGATGGCTGACCGCCATAGCCGATCCCATCCAAGCCTTAATGACATTGCCGTACGCATCAGCATCGGTCTGTCGGTCACTGAATAGCGACGTGACGAAGTGGCAAAACTTGGGGCACGTCGCGGCCGGATCGTATTCCACGCCGATCTTGCGCCGCGCGTA